AAATGTACGCCTCAACACCAAGAATTGGCTTAATGCCAGTTTCCTTTGCGGCAATTTGCATATCTCTGTGTGAAGAGAGAGTACCATGGTCTGTAATTGCAATCGCAGTTTGCCCAGCATCTAACGCTGCTTGGCACAATTCTTTAGGTGAATTTAGTCCATCCATTAACGAATAGTAGGAGTGAACATGTAGGTGTGTAAAGCTCATTAGTATCCGCCCATGCATTCGTTTCTTGTATGATAAAGTCTTATCTTAGTCATAGTCTTTTTGTTTGGTGCATAAAGATCTTCACCACAACATGCTGCTTTTAAATGCCATTCTCTTGCAAAGAAATCATATAGCATCCCCTTATAGTCCTTGTACTTATTTGCTACAAAAGTATCAAAAGGGTCTGGTATTTCGTATGAGATCATGTTGTCATTCTACTAAATAATACAGGGGCAGTCAATAGACTGCCCCTGCTATTTAATTGTTTACCAGTCTAAGTTGCTGCTAGTCGCTGAAGGCTCATCTGCATGAGTGCTCTCACCAGCAAAGAAAGCTTCTTGTTCTGTATAAGGCATATCACGAACTGCTGCTGTTTCGAGCTCGAACAGTTCTAGTGATGAGGCATCAAATGCAGTCTCATCTTTTGCTAAAGGAATGATTGTGTAACTTGTATCTGTCTTTGTTCCAGAACGCTTAACACGCCACATCAAGTTAGTGATGCTTCCCATTTCGCCAGCATATTCAATTAGTGTTGGGGTAATTGTTTTACCGCTTGACCCCTGAGAAAGGATAGCCACGTATGGGTCTTCCTTGCCATCGTCAACAAGAACATTAATGTAAAGTCGTGAACGACCCTTCCATCCCGCCTTGTAATCTTTACGGTGTTGTTCACATCCGTAGCACTTGCCTTGATCTTCCATTGTGCAAAGACCCTTACGGCGATAGTCTTTTGGATTTGTGTGCTCTACAGCAATAAACCCAAGCCCAGCCTTTTCGCTGTATGTGGGTGAATCTGGATCTAGTTCCTGCAAGAAGCGAATCTTTACGCTTTCTGCATCCTCTAGCTTTACCCAACGGCCTTTTGTTCCTTCGCCACCGTTTGACTGTGGCTTGTCCATAACTTTATTAAGATCTTTTAGACCTTTTACTATTCCCATATATTTCTCCTTTGTAATTGATGGTGTAAATCCATCTGTTGATTATTTTTGATGGGTCCAAGATTGATATTCAATATTGGAAACTGCGTTTTTAATACAGACTTTAATTTCCTCTTCGGTCAAATCGCCAGCATCTTTTGCATCATGTGGATATATCTTACCATATTCATACGAAGCCCACAAGAGGTCTTTATTCTTTAATCTAGAGGCAATGCTATTCGCAAGCTCACGACCAGCGTGGTCAGCATCAGTCATTAAAGTAACTTTATTAAAATATCTATTTATTAATGCAATATTTTCTGTGGATATATGCCCGCCAAGTGTTGCAATAACATTGGGGAATCCCGCCTGATGAACACGGATTGCATCAAAGCTAGACTCTACAACAATAACATTGTCACCTATTTTTTTAGCACGGTGAATGTTAAACATAGTCTTGCTTCTGGGGAGGTTGGTACTGTTTTTAAATTTCTTTTCTGAAATAGATCTGCCTACGATGCCTACTGCAAGTCCGTCTGGGCTATGTACTGGAACTGTTACCATATCCTGTTTTGGAGAATAGCCTAAAGAGAAATGGGCAATTGAAGACATATCGATTCCTCTAGACTTAAAATAGTCTTGTGCTTCTTTGCTTGCAACTAAATCATTATATAGATTCTTTAGTATCTCTTCTGGAAACTCTACGAAGTCTGGCTTGTCTTCTAGCACATCGTTTAGAAGATCATCAAAGTTTTCTAATGTCTCTGCTTCTTTTGAATAGACATATCTCATGGCCTCAAAGTCATTCTTATGCAAAACTCTTTTAACTAGTTCTATTAATGATCCCGTTTCACCACACGATGGATTAAAGCATAGCCATGCCCCAGTTGTTTTACTAATACTACAACTTGCGCTGTGTCGGTTGGAATGAAATGGGCAGTAAAAAGAAACCTCTATGTCTGTTTCACCAGCTACCTGTAAGCCAAGGCTCTTTACAATTGCCTTTATATGTTGCTTAGAGTATTGCGTGGTATCAGCTTTCCTTGCGTAATTGCTTCGTGCCGCCATGCTTTCTTCTTTCCTACGTAAGTGCCATAGAGTGTCATTAAGAACATCCATGTTGTGCCATCAAATTCTACCGAAAAGTTGGTGTCTATGTCAAGTACCCTAAGATACCCTTTGTCTCTCATCTGGTGCGTAAGCATGCTTTCATATTGATGCTTAATGCGAACCATATCAGAGTCATCTAAAAATTCAACTCTAACTTGGAATCTTTTTATCGGTTTGTGATTCATTATTTTGGAAAGGATTCTCATAAATTTCTTTGACGATACCCCTGTTGATATCCCAATCTAAGTATAAACCAAATTCATGTCCATGTCGATTTTTACGTGAGACAATCTCAATCATATTAGTGCCTGGATATCTATGAACAGCCATAGCCATATCAGCATCATACTCAATAGCCTTTGACCAAGCCACTTGAGACATCATTGGAGGGTTGTCCTGATCCGAAACATCATCCGCAGTCGCTGCTGTAATATCAATAATAGGAATATTGTTTGAGACTGCAAGCATCTTAAACTCACGAGAAACATTTCTGTTTCTTTCAACTTCAGAGTTACTTCTTTTATTATCATTAAACAGCTGATGGTAATCAAGGATAACTAGATCTGGTTTGTGCTGATCTATCTTGCCCTGAATAGTAGCTGGTGTTACTTCGGTATTGCCCTCATTTGAAATAAGGATAAAACTATTCTTGTCAGCAAATTTCTTTGAAGACCATGAACGGAAGTCATCAATATTAATATCTCCCTTAGAAAAATCAGACGCTTTAAATAAACCAGACCCTAGCATTGTATAAATACGATCACGCATATTCTCTGGTGACATCTCAAGAGAAACAATCATTGGCTTAAATCCTTGCTCCCAAGCTTTGCATGCAAGGTAGGAGGTGAACCAAGTCTTACCACGCCCTGGCCAGCCGATAGCCACGATTAAGTGACCTGGAGCCATACCTGTTGGGTAGGCTAAGTCTATGGCTTCAAAACCTGTCTTGATGCCTGGAGAGCCACCCATTTCAGCAGATCGAACTCGCAATAACTCCATGTGTCTAATTGCTGCTTCGGCATCTGTAATGTCTAGGTCTCGGACATTGTTTGTAAATCTACTAAGCCCAGCTAATTGAGACTGCATATTTTCAAGAACTCTTGAGGCTGCATCTTCTTTTAAAGATGAGCCAGCACGAAGAATAATAGTCTTAAGCTTGTTTGAAATAAATTCATTTTTAAGTGTATCTAGATAGTATCCAGTCTGTCCTTTAACATCTACTGGCTCAAAATCTTTAAACTTTTCTTGAAGAATTCCAGCTTCTGGAACAGCCTTAAACTTATAGTAATATGACTTGAGGCCATCCCAAATATCTTTATGTGATGTAAATAGATCGTCTACGTTATCCGCAAGGAGTGTACTAATATCTTTATTCTTGCATACCGCTGAGATTAACTCTGCTTCTGTATTCACTCTAGTCCGCCTTGCTCTACCATCTTCTTCGTTTCTTCTAGTAACAAACGACGCTTCTCTTTATCTTTTTCAATCTCAGTTTTGACTGTATCCATCTTGTCAAAGTTATATAAAAAGAACTGGAGCGTGTGACCGTGCTTTGTAAGGTTAAAATAATACTCAAGCAACTCTTTGGCACGATCAAATCCTACACTATCAATGACATCTTGCATAGCCCATTTTTCACGGAACTTATTTATTGATGGGGCTTTGCCATACTTCTCTTTGTAAAGGTTTTGGTAAAGAGATAGCAGGATGTATGGCTCTTTGCTATTTGCCACTCTTTAGCTCTTCCTCAACCTCTTCTGTTTTTTGAATTAGCTTGTTCTCAACAAAAGCGTAGACTCGTTCTGTTGCAGCTTCCACCGTCTCGCCTTGTCTGACATCGTCCTCAATGCCCACGCCAATTTTAATGCTTTCATAGTTACCAAGATTTCTAGTAAATGAAAGATCGACTTTTACTCTCGTTGTCATTTGTGTTCCGCCTTCTTATGTCTGCTAAGTGTATCGCTGGCAAATATGCCCCATCGAACTTCTATGTCCCGTTTACAAATATCGCAAGTAACTGCCCTACTCTTTTCCATTACTCTGCCTTCCATACTGGAACAAACTTACCGTCTTCTGTCTTAGTATACAATACTAAGTTGTTTTTGAGAAGAGCCTGGACCTCTGCCTTTGAAGGAACTTCTTTTGAGTGTCCTGAATCTAATATATATTGGTGTATATCTAATATGTTCTTTTGATTAAACATATACTGTGACCAATTTTCGCTGTCTGGTTGTCCTATTGGATATATTTTTTGAGGGGTAGAAACTTTATCTCCTAATATATATTCTTGTATAGTTACCCTATGCTTGTTAAGCATAGAGGCAACTTCTACAACAGTGTATGCAGTTTCCATATTCTTTTTAACCTGAGAATATGAGTACATGACTCTCTTCTTGTCTGGGTAGCACCAAGCAATCATTTCATCCTTTGATCTGGATGCCTTTAAAACCTTATGTATCTTATCGTTTAAGAAGAAATACCGTAAGCTTTTTGATTTGCCGTCTCTTTTGATTCCAGCCATTTTCCGAAAGCACTCGTTTCTTTATTGCACATCCAGCGTTTGCCGCACATGATACAGAATAATTCCATATGTAGTTTTTGAGAGAAGACTCTGTCTACAAAAACTCGTCCATTACATTTGCCGCACCACATTATAAAGTAAACAGCTTTCCGTCCACAACACATGAGTAATCAGGTGATACGTGAATCATCTGGACATGTGGGTAGTCATTTACAATGTGAGCAATCGCAAAACCCTTTTGCCAATCATGGTGCTGGGTATATTTCATGCCTGGGCCCTTCTCGTCACACATGTGACCAATTTCATATCCACGAAGAGTTTCTCCCTCTCCGTTATTTCTAAGTTCATATGTTACCATATGCGAAGCAATCCTGTGAGAGTGGCCTCTAATTAAAGATATCTGCATATCTTCCATATCTTTTCTTGCGGATCCAGTTGCTGCAATTGACATTCCGTGGTGCACATGTATGTCTCCAAATCTACGCTTTGGCAGTTCGTCATAATAAATATACTCATATCCTAAAGAGTCTAGTGACCATAGTGCTTCTGGGGTTACTTCATTAATATACTCTGGAAGCTTTGCGTCTATGTAATTAAAAATTCTTATATCATGATTTCCTAATGCAGAAAAAAGTTGTGCGTTAGGCAGCATCTCTCTTGTCTTGGCATAAAAATCTCTTGCCCCTTTTGCTTCGTGTCGCATCATTGGAACAATCAAATCTTTACTATCGTTCTTGTGCAATTGCAAAAATTCTGCAGAGCGCCCTTCAGTATACTTGCTGTAGCAAGCCTGGTCGTCTGTATCACCAAGGTAGTCAACAACATCTGGTTTAAACCACTTCATGACTTTAAACCATAGGGCAATCATCTTATCATCTTGGTATGGAAACTGTTGATCGGATGATAGCATCCATTTTAAATCGTTACTCATTATCTACCTTCATACGAAAAAAGTCACGGGTACGTGACTTTAATGTTACAGTAAGTGTAACATATTGGTTAAGATTGTCAATAGGTTAGGCTGGTGTTCCTGTAGCAAATATTATTACTTTTAGATTTGGTGACGCTACTGCACATCTAAAATAGATCTTAGCTTCAGTTGTTGTTACAGACTGGACTTGTGGAAATACCTGTGACTGTGAAAAGGGAAGCAATGTTGTTCCTTCTGTATATACCTGCACCCAGACTAGCGGGGCCTCTGCCCATTTAATCTTAGAGCCAAACTGAAAAGTTTTTAACACGGGTGCACCAGCACCAACATTAACTGATTTAATTCCAGAATTCCATACAGTGTTAGTAATTTTTGTTGCTCCTGCAGCTTCATTAGTGTTTTTAATAACAACATTAGAAACAGTTTCTGGTGTCGCAAGTGTATTTAAATCGGTATAAAAATTATTAAATATATCAGCAGTTATCGGATCTCCCGCTTGAACATTTCTTGATACTAAATTTTTTGCCATTTGTTACTCCTTTGGTTGTTCCGCTGGAACTTCCTGTAATCTATTTGCTTCAGTAAGCTGTGTTATTTCTGCTCTAAGAATTGCAATGTGTGTCTCATATTGTGAGACAATCTCACCAATTCTTTGCTGCAATGCTTGTACTACTAGTTCTGCTTTATCCATTATATTCCTTTTCTATTCATAATAAGGATACCATTATCCTTCAAGGGCGTCAAGTCTAGTATTGATGACATCAATCTTCTCTGATAATTCTTGAATAGCTAGTGTCAGGGCTGTGGTCAATCTATCATAAGCTAAACCTTCTGTTTCCCCTAAAGCATTATAATTTACAAAGTCTTTTAATTTATCTATTTGTTCTACATCTTCAGCAATCAAACCAGTTATTATTGGTCTAACTGTTTCGTATCCTGGGGTTTCGTCAATGTCTGTTTCTTGAAGTTTATATGAAAATTTAACTGGCTTTAATAGTTTAATTGCATCTAAGTATCCAATGTTTTCTATTTCAGAAATGTTTTCTTTATATCTTCTGCTGGAAGAAGCGACTCTTATATAGCCACTTCCATCTTGAACTAACCCAGTTCCAGATCCAGTTCCAAGTGTGTTTGCATAAATTCTTCCAGTATTAAGGAATACCGAATATGGCTGCTGACCAGTAACGTTTGTTATAGTATCGCTTCCTCCATGTCCCATGTAAACCTTACCACTACTTCTTACGTCATTCCATCTAAAATTTGGTAGTCCCAAATCAATGTTTGGAGAACCTGGCATATACGGATACCAGTGTGTTGTAACGCCACCAGTTGCGCTAGACTCAATTCCAATTGCATTTACAACTAAAGAATCTATTCCAGCCTTACTTCCTTTTGTATCGAAGTAATAGCTTGAGTTAAGTGCTCCAGCTGTTAATCTGTGACCTGAAAGTGTACCAACTGCAATTTTAGAAGCTTCAATTTCAAATGCAGAAATAAAAGTTGAAACAACAGCATCTGCTTTAATAGTCCCAGTTGATATTAATCCTCCATCTATGGTTGTCGTATTAGTAGTAGGAGCTAGCTTGGCTATTATAGCGTCTCTGTTAAAATCTTCTTTTGCCACTGATGCTAAAATTGCTGCAGTCTTTGCTGCATTAGCCTTTGTGGTTGCATCTGTTGCTGCTGCAGTGACTGCTGCATTAGCCTTTGTGGTTGCATCTGCTGCTGCTGCAGCGATTGCTGCATTAGCCTTTGTGGTTGCATCTGTTGCTGCTGTATTTCCTATTCCATCAGCATATGTCTTGCTCGCATAGTCTCCAAATACGGCACCACTAGCATACAAGGTTCCATCTGCCATTACTTTAAATTTAGACGTTGATGAAGACTGGGAGCCTACCCAAATTCTTGCTGCATCTGTGGAGCTTAAAAATACGCTTGTGCTTGGCGTTGATCCTAAAGATATTTGTCCTGCGCTATTTAAAATAACACTATTTGCTTCTAGTTTATCTGCTCCTATGGACCACCCGCCTACCAGTCCAGATTTAGCATTCATATATCCTGCCGTATCTAATGAGAATGTGGCGTCAGGACTAGTAGCATTATATGCAAATATTCCAGAACTGTTTAGCCTTACTCTTTGTCCACTATCGGCGGTGGCTCCTGCAAATAAAGTTCCGCCATCAAGTTTTACATTTCCTGTAAACTTTCCCCCTGTAGCATTAATGCTTCCAGTTAAGTATAAGTTTGTACCATTCCAATACATAAACTCTGTTGGATTACCAACTCTAAACTGCCCAGTAGTAAGCCAGAAGTTATTTCCTACATTAGTAGTTGATTTATTTAATATGATTCCATGATATGTTCCTGCGGTTAATGTTGGACTTACAAGTGGATCTGTATTTAAATTAATACTTTGAGATATACCTGTTCCTATTTTAAATAAGTCTTGTGATGCTCCGCCAATTGCTATAAAAGATTTTAGTCTTGCCAATGCTCCTGCAGCTGTTCCGTCTTCGTCTTTGGCAATGAATGTCTTAGTTACAACTACTGACCAGTCTATAGTGTCGTATGGAGTTGTTGAAGCAACTTGGTAATAATATGTCGTGTTAGGAATAAGGCCAGTTGCATTGTAAGACAACGTGTCTATTCCAGAAACTGAAGCATACTCCCAAAGAGGGGTAACTCCAGCTTCTGCTGGGTTGGTTGTAGACCATCTTATGGAGTATCCTGCTGCTTTAGCGTTAACAGATTTTGCCCATGTAATGTTTGAGACAACACTAAATCCACTTAAATCTTTAGGATCTATTGAGGCTACTGCATCGATAGATGCAGGATTTGCAACCGTGTATGTAGTATCTGGGTCTGGGTTTAGTGGTGTTACGGAAAGCGGCCCTGTGTCTGTAAAGTTTGCGTCTTTCCACTTATCCCTTGTTCTAACAGTTATCCATCTTGTTGCAATTGAATCTGTCTGTATGGTGACACTGTTGGAGGTTCCAATATAAACAACGTCTCCTATAGAAGTAGATGTCAAGCTTTCAAATATAACAATGTCTTCGTGTACGCTAAGTGGATCTACAGTAAATTTAACTCCATAGCTCTTATAACCTTGAGTTAAGGCTAATCCTAAAACACCCTTAGTTAAATTTGGTATATCAAAAGAATGTGTTACTACTGGAGATCTTTCACTTTCAATAATTAATTGGCTGTCTGGGTCTTGGTATAGGTATGTAAACCAAAATTTATATTGGTTGGTGATAGTTTTTAGTGGAAGCCTAATTGTTTTTTTGTATGAGCCAGCAGATGTTTTGGAAGCGACGTCAGCAGCTTCTTCAGCTGTTTTCTGTAGGTCTGCCTCCCCACCACCGTCAGTCATCATTCTGTCTGTATATCTCATTAAAAGGTCAGCTCCAGCCTATACTCTATATCCATCTGCTTTCCTAAAGGTTTAAATATTGGGTCTGCTATAACTGATCTACTAATAAGCCCATAGTCAGACCTGAAAGTATCTTCATCATTTATTCTTATACCATCAAACAGTACAGTCGTAGATCCAGAGCTTTTAGCTTTTACGCCAACTGATATCTTTACAATATTTGAACTGTCTGTAGTGCCGTATCCAAAACCGCTGTCGTATAAATTACTTAAGTTTAATGGGACAATATTATATTTAGTAGGTGTTATTGAAGGATATCTAATCTCGTAGTAATTATTATTTGAGTCATATGCACGGACAAAAATATAGTCTAGGTTAAGATCAGGCTGATAGTATGCAAGAGTCATGCTGTCATTTGCACTGTATCCAGCTAAATCTAAAGCTAAATCATAAAAATATTCTTTAGACTGAGATGCTGCTGCTGTTACGGACATGTAGTCTGTGCCCATTTGTGGCGTCTGGGTTGTTGAAGATATTCCATATGTCCCAGATGAGTCTGTCCATAGTTGTGGGTTAGCGAATAAAGATATTGTGTTGCTTGAATAATCTGTTGTGCCAAAAACTTTATTTGGGAATAGGCCAATTTCTTTAATATAACCAGTTACATCTACAGGTATAGTTGTTTTATAGACTACTGCATACGTAGTAACTCCAGTAGACTGACTTGTTGCTATGTCCATGCTTGATAGCTTTACTGCAGATCTATAGAACTCAAACTCAAGCTGTGTGTCATTTACTGTTGCCGCTTTAGTTCCGACTCCAATTGCAATATCTTTTTCAAAAGATGTGGCTTGTCCTGCTAGGTACTGAGTCAAATATCTTTTACCAAACTTGGTTAAAATATTTTTACTAACATTACCAGACTCAGGGAAAAAATATTTGCCGCTTATATTAATTTTATTGTCCATATCCATTTACTCCTATTACTTCATCTCCAACATGGTTTCTAATTTCAAAAACAAAATCAACAAATTGATTTTTATTTTTATCTGTGAATACTGTTTTACTAATAAGTTTTATATCGTCAATATTTGGTGGCTCAAGATAAGTTGGCGTAGGTGTTGGATCTGGGTCTGGATCTGGGTCTGGATCACCGTAGAGATTTGCGCCACCTTCATCAATTTCTGTAAGGGTAGAAGGGTCAACAATAATATAATAGTCTGGCTTTAATACATCAATTAAAGGGTCGTCAGGAAATAGCAATAGCTTTTTTGGCTTTGCCGTTTCAGACGATGGTCTTTTTATATTATTCTTCATATTTACATTCTACCATTTTGTTACGCATAAATCGATCTGCAAATAACATTTGTAGTTGGCTCCGAATCTTTGTCATATGTGGTGGTTAAAGACAAAACTACAAATTTTTCTGCCGAGTATCCAGCAGGAATTAAGACATCTTCAGATGAGTAAATTTTACTTTCTGGGTATGATACCTGAACCACGTCTCCTATTTGAAGCAATGGATTTACAAAAACATCCATAGTTAAAACCTTTTGCTGGCGAGACCACTTATCTTTCATCCATACAGCCAAGGCTTTTGCATCCGACTCGTTCTGTATCCATGTTGATTCAAATCCAATCTGCTCTGCTTTTTCTGCGTCGGTTAGGGTTGGGTCCATATATTCAAAAGGGTCAGAAGTTGAAACATAGTCTCCAACTACAATAAACTCTTTCTCTTGTCCATTTGCTAGTTCTGTAAAGACTCCAGTATTATTCATCACATATGTCTCCATTGTAAATGAATCTAGTGAGGATCCGACAATTGTTACTCCTGGGTTTTGAACTAAACTTGGGTACCTTGGGAATCCAGGACTCGTATACCTTGTTGTAATTTTTCTCAGCTCTCTTGCTACTGGCCCGAATTCTTTTATCCAAAGTGGGCTAGCTGGCTTTACCCCTGCATTAAATACAAAGTCAGAGAAATTTTTAAGCAGGGTTGATTGCCCTCCAAATAAACCCTTGTATAAATCAAATGAATTGTTATACAAGAAATCTTCTTTTGTAATTGGTGAGGTATATACATAATCAAATGCAACCGTGCCAGCTCCAGATACCAACCCAATTCTATTTGTTAGTGCTGCTGGTGGCTCTGTATCCACTACAGAAAAAGTTTTATTGTTAATAAGTATTTTTAAAGCGAGAACCTTTGTATTAGTTGGCGTACCGCCTTGAACCTCTGGAACAGAAAAGTTTCCACGAATATCTATTTTATAAAGGGTTCCACCATTAATATTAGTTATAATAGTCCCGCCTTCTTCTACTTGTGAATTTTTTAGCGGCTTTAGTTTGCCATTATCTATTTTATAAAAATTAACATTTCTATAATTTTTGTCTACTTTGTAGTTTTGCGTAGTCTCAATTGTTAAAAGATATCCACTTCTATTATTGGCGTCTAATGAAAATGCCATTCCTGCTATTGTTCGTTGCATCCCAGTTTGAATTCCAGTATCTGGATTTACAACTAGGGGGAAGTACATGTTGGTTCCCATGACAAAATTTTCACTATCTTTGTAATCTGCATCTGTGGAAACAAAAGTGTACAAAGTGTTTTGCGCCCACCCCTTACCAACTTCCCCAGGCTTAGGGTCGACTTCTTTTCCGTCTGGGGCAAATACAGAAAGCATAGATCTTGAAATTGAATTTAATAAATTGTGTGGGCGATTTACTTTTTTTACACCATTAACTTCTGTAGTGGTAACTGTAACTTCTTTTTGACTTAAAGTAAACAAAGATGCGTCTGCGTTTCCAGCTACTCCTGTTGTTGTTTCTAGTGTCTTTCCAGTCCACCCGCTTGCATACTGACTTGGTTCAACTAGGTGGGTCATGCCTTCTGGATCTTTTGCTAAATCAACAGTACTGAATACATTTCTAGTTTTTATTCTATAAAAATACGAAGGCTCAAATGTATTTGGTTCGGCTAGTCCTTGATATTTTTGTATCTCGGATTCTGATGTAATCCAAATGTACTTAACTCCCGTAGTTCCCAGAGGCCTGTATTTATATCCTATGGCATCATACTCAATTACTTCTTTTTCAATTACCAAATAGCCAGAATAAGAGTATAGCTGTTTTGCTTCACCTGATATCACTACTGGCTCTAAAAGAATAACTCCTTTTTCTGCATAGAGGTCGTCACCTGGAACTCCAAATGCATCAGATGCTGCAGTTAACCCCATTGCTAGCGCTGCTGCTCCTAGTGTTACTAATGGGGAAGTATAAAGAGGGTCCGCATTTCTAATATAAGATGAGCTTAATTGTGAGTTGTAGATAACTTTAATTGCCTTTACCGACGGCACATTTTCAACTGACAATGTAGATATATTTGATAAATTTACAGCATTGGACTTTGATCTAAATGAGAACTGCGGGGTCTTGTTTTTAAAGATATAGTCTCTTGGATAAAATTGAAGTACATCGTTGTTATCAAATGAAGCTATCATTTGAGTGTCTTGACATAAATCTTGTATGTGTTGCCAAACTGTTTTATTAGGATCTGTATACCAATAAAATGGAGTTATCGTTGCCGAGTCATCTTCTGGTGAATTAAAGTTATAGTTTGTAAATCCAATAGAGTCAAGAAGCCTTCTTATAATTGCAACCGAAGACATTGATTTTGTAATAATATCTGGGGGCTTTATGTACTGCAATTCTCTAGCCCCATCTAATGCGGTCAGTGTAATGTCTCCATATTCAGCAGTTGTAAAAGAGTCTAAATAAAATTTTCCCAAATTAATTTTTTCTGATTCTACTGTGACGTATGGCCTAACTAAAATATTTTTGTACAAAACTAATTTTGTTTTATCAAAAGCCTGTGTTTTGTCATACACTGTATATAGCTGATCAAATGCAAATAAAGATACTTGCAAAGAGTTTGCAGTTACATTTCCAACAGGAACTAAATCAGAAGTTGAGTCTGATGCGTTTTGACTAAAACTAATTTTTTGTACTTTTTCTGATACGTCCATAACGTATCTTGGAGAAATTTCAATTATACCTAAGTAGCCGCCAGCTGTATCTATAGAATTTATTTGTAGGTCTAGTCCGCTTAAATCAAAACCAGCTGTTGGGGTTTCAAATTCAGTCTCGGACCATGTTGTTCCGTTGTAGTATAAATTAACTACTCCATTATCTGGGCAAGTTGTTCCAGTATATAGAGGAGCTTCTACTGCTAATAAATTTAATGACTTAAGTGTCCATGAGGTTGGCTTAGAGTGAGATGTTTCAAACTTAATAGTTATTTTGTTAGCGGTTGCTTTTTTTGCTGCTGGGTACCTTACTTGCAAAATGCAGCCCGTTAATGTTTTTGTTGGAACTCCGTCTGGCTTTCCGTTTACAGTAGCTACTGGGGTTACCCAATATTTATATGCAGTTTTAACACCTGAAAAGTATAATCTTTTTGAAAGTGTTTTTGAAGATGCATAGCTTGAAGCTGAATCAAGTTTTTTAATGCTTGGATCCCCCAAAATAAGATATTGTATTCCAGCAGACTTTGGACGTCTAGGATCGATTATACTTGTAATAGGAAATAGCTTTTCAAATGGCTTATACTCATATCCGCCTTGAGATGCAGGGGCAGTTCTTTTTTGCGTCATTACTCCGTCAGCAGCAGTAATGCTTGCCCCATCAATTAAATCGTTCATATTATATTCGATCAAACATCCTTGAGACATCTTAAAGGATTGTGATTGATTTATATAGCTGGCCGCATTTAAAGAAGTTAACATTATACTTCTTCCAGTGTTATAGATACATCCCAAAATTCTTGTGGTTCTGGTGGGGCGGTGACTGCAAATGCTTTTGATGTGGCTGGTTCTCCAGTTTTAATTCCTGCAATAGTAAATGATGTTGATGTGGCTGTAGCTACGGGGAACGTTCCATTATGTGATGCTTCTGTTGCTCCTGATATTCTAACCTTATCTCCAGCTACAAATACATTTTTACCAGTATAAGTTGTTACCCCAGCAGCATATGATATTGCTGTTACATCTGATTTTTTAATTACTCCACCTGTTTGTACATTTCTTTTCATCATTGTAAAGTTTGCTGACGTAAAAACCATCTTAACTATTTTTTCTCTGGCAGCAGTTCCATTTGGAGATATTTTTACCCAGAATGCACCTTTGCCCTGATTCTCATAATATGTCTTTAGGTCCATTGCTCCCCAGCCTCCATCTACCGTCATGGTAGAAGAGGACGGAAGGTCAGACCAAGTAGTAGTTAATAAAACTTTATCAGCAATAAAAACTTTTCTAAGTGTGCCATTTGCCATTCTTTGAGATTTTTCAATTCTTACTGTATCTATACTTACTGGGGCCCTGTTATGTTCTGATACTGTTTTCCATATATGTGCATCTAGTCCATATGTTTCGTCTAGGGATATGGCAGAGCCTACTGGGAGTACTAGTGCTGCCATTATCTAATACCTACAGTCTTGTTTGTTCCCACCATTTTTGCATTAGTAGAATCTAATGTCTTAATGGCTGTCATGGTTCTTTGTGTTATTATGTTTGACAATTGATTTAAGTCTCCGTCGTATCCATTTATATTGTTTGTAATATTATATGTTGCTCCACCCATTGTAGCATTATTAGCGTTTGGATTAAAGGGGTTCATATTAGCTGGTACAACTGCTTCATTCTTATGAAGCATAGCGAGCATGTTGGCTGGAACCATATTTATGCCACTTTCAAATTTAGGTATATTTAAGTTTGACACTAGACCACCATTTGCAAATTTTGCAAGTAATGAGTCAGAATGATCTTTTTCTTTCCAAGTCTTCCATCTCTTTACATCTGATCGTGTGAGGAATCCGCTTTCAAATCCAGTTTCTCCATTGGCAGTTAAAAAGAACTTCTCCATCATGTTGTGATACATAGTTGCTACACTTGGAATATTAGTTCCAGGCCACTTTGGGTTCCTATTGCTTGTTCCGATTCCACCAGTTGGGTGATAATAGAATGGCTCTCCATATGGACGATCAATGACATTCATGATCTTTCCATCTATTACCTGTGCGCCTAGGGGCCAATCAACATTTGGATAGTCTTGTGCTTCAAAAAGTTCTCCAGCACCCATCTTATTTTTTGCCCACTTTTTACCGCCCCATTCAAAAATGTCATAGACTGAGGATGGGCTTGTTATGGATACTCCCATTTTTGTTTTTTCTCTAGGGATTGAGTTTGCAGCATCCTTTAGCGTTCCAGTAAATTTTTTCATTGGTCTCTGAGGGTAGACATGCTGATAGTAATCTAATGTTCTTTGCTTAGGGCTATAATATTTTTCTTCCTCTGGCCACCATTTATCCCAATCTATATCTGGATCCCATGGGTTGTCATCAGGTTTGTCTCCTGGAATTGTTTTTCCTGGTGGGGTGTTGCTTGGGCAATCTGGACCAACGCAACCAGGTTTCCTACAATTTGGTCCTTCACAATTTTCGTCAGGGGTAACCTCAATAGTAATAAGACCACCACCTGGTAATTCAGAATACCATTCTGGATTTTTTGTGTCTTTTCCAAATACCTTGGCTGGGTTGTACCTCATCATTGCTTGAGTCCATTTACTGTTTACATCAAAATTATATTTTGGATGTCCCCAGTCAGATTTATTTATTGCTTTAAATAAACCGCCAGCATCTTTAGCTTTACTATCTCTAAAGGCTTTAATTATGTCTTCGTATCCGTGGTTAGGGAAGCTTAATGTTTGCATAGTTGCATCTAAGCCCTGCTCCCAAGATGTGTAAGCCTGTACTCCAGTTCCAGTTCCTGCATTAACTGTATTCATTTTTGTAGACCCTGGGAGCTCCAGTGTTGTATTTAATGGATTATGCAAGGCTCTATTTTGCCAATGTCCACCTTCTTGCATTGCCCATGCTTGTATTCCTTGAATCAAAGGTTCAGTTGGAGTTCCTCCATAGGCTGATATTAAAGCTCTTGCAAAATCACGCGGGGTCTGGATGTTTAGTGCTTTATGAGGCACTGTTACTCTTCCAGAAACTCCTAGCCCTAAAATTTCTGCGTATTTAGTATTTAAAAGATCGGGCATTCTTGTTTGGGCATTCTCATCAAAGTATTCTGATTTTAATTTATAATTAGACAATGTGTCAACAACTGATTTTGCTTTTTTAGGGTCTCCAAGCAAATCTTGTGGAGAAACTCCAAAGTAATCAGCTAAAGCCCTATCAGTATTCTTATCCTTAAATCCTTCTATGTATGCTCTAAATCTATACATGCTATCTCTTGCATGTGGATCGTCGCCAGGAGTTATGTCAGTTGCGCCCACTTTTGGAGCCGCATATTTTAAATATTCTTTCTTTAAATATTTTGTAATCGATTCTGCTTTTACAATATTTTTCATATATCCAGCATTATACATTTCTGAAATCATAGCCCCAGAAAGCATGTCGGCATTCATCTCATAGCCATCGCCCTTCTTTAAAGGCTTGCCATTTTTGTCTTTAAAAATTTTAGAGGCCGTATTTGCGTGTCCTAAAACACCAGACTCCATAAATCTTGATTGGATCTGATGCCCAAACTCATGAGTAAGCACTCCAAGTATATCCATCTTTGCATCATCATTAGTTAAAATATTTTTACTAATACGATCAGAATATTCTTTATAATTAAATTTGTCTGGATCAGTAATTTTTAGATCTGTCGGAGCAACTGGACCAGGTGCTCGCAATCCAGTTAGGGTTGGCATCAATAGATTTTTGGCATAAGCGCTTAAGCCTGCTGGCATCATAAATACTTGACCGCCATGCTTATCCTCTACGTCATCTCCTGAGAAAGCTATGCCGACTCCTGGGTGGTTGCCAATGGCATAATAGTCTCTCGGTCCTGCGACCTGCAAATCTGTAGTTATGGGGTTTGAAAGCAAACTAGCTTTTTTATTTTTCTTAAATAGGTTTTCATATTTAGCCCCATAGTATGTATTAAGAAGACCAATCCAGGCATGCATAAATTCAGAAACTTGTCTTTCGCTATCCGTAAACTTTCCAACTACTTCTGTGTCAGTGTTGTATGTGTCAGACTTTCCACCTACTACTTTAGGGACTACTGATTCATTATTGAGTCTCTTTTTAAGAGCCGCTTTTATCTTTGCTACAACTCCGCCTTCAGAATATTTACGTGCTTTATCGCCAAAATAATGATTATATATATCTGGCATTGCAGATGGCAGGTTAGCAAGGAACCATTCTGTTTGTCCAGGTAAATCTTTTAATCCAGCTTGAGCCCATATCTTATTCCATGGAACAACTTTAGGATAGACATTGAAAAGAGACATTGCTGTTCTTCCAGCGACTCTGCCAAGAGCTCCACTTGCATTGCCTGTTTGAGCATCAAGCATTGCTTTTCTGTACATCTTTTCATCTTCTGGGCTCATCCAGTTTGGTTTGTTTAGAGCCATTCCGCCAAGGAACTTAGCAGAATTTACTGTAGACATCAGCATTTCATAACCTAGTGATCCTAGGTCTTGTACTCCTCTGCCTAGCACTCCAAATGGACCACCCATTGGGGCGCCTGTTGATCTTGCAGTTGTGCCTACTTCATTTGATAAAATATTTGGAAGTACTGGTCCGCCCTGTGCAAACCTTTGTGTATTTAAAGCATCAAATGTTCCAACGCCATATTTAGCAACAGAGGCTGCTTTAATTACGTACTCGCCATTTGAAAGTAACGCTGGGATAGAATCAGATGTAGCAGTTCCTGCTCCAAAGACTGCGCCGCCACCAGCTCTCTTAACAGGAGCCTTTGCTTTAGGAATGTTTATTTCAGTACCTGCATATACAATGTTGCCTCGTAAATATTCTGGATTTAGTTTAGCAAGATCTTCATAACTTATTTTTAATGTTTTTGCAATTTGAGGTAAAGTCTTATCTCTTTTTACTGTGTACGTATCGTTTTCATTTGTATTAAAAAGATTAGAAAATATATCTGCAAGCATTCCTGCTTTTGATGGCTTATAGCTTGGTCTTGCATAAGCTACAAGAGGGTTGTATCTCATGTTGGCTCTAGTTAGCTCATAGTTATTTCTTTGAACGCTATCACCCATGTTGCCATCAATTGAATCAATCCAGTACCCAGGAACTCCATTAATATCTTTCATTCCTGAAATTTTTGTTACAAGGGCTGCGTGTCTTATTCTATTTGGAATCGCAGAATCGTATTCGTTTTTTGGATTCATTGCCCAATTTAAATAAAGTATATCTCCAGGCATTGGAGGATTCTTTAAAACATTAGCCCATCCAATATCTGATGTTTTTTCTAATCTTCTGTCTCTTGCAAGATCTTCTGGGAGCTTGATTTCTTTTTCCCATTTTGCATATGCTGCTTCATAGGCTTTAATATTTTTTTGACTTCCAATAAACTTTCCATCTTCATTTTCATTATTACGACTTCGAGATACTTTAAAATCAGCCATTTCTGGATAAGGAGTGCTATATGAAAACTTATCTTTTGCAGTTGGCAAATCCATAGCAGCATTTACAAGCTGTTGCAGTCCTGCAAAGTTTCTTGCGCCTCCTGCTGTATGGAAGGTGTCTGGTATTTTAACATCAGACATTGCTGCAGCCCATTGAATAAATGTTCCGCACCATGTAACAACATTTGACCCTAGGTTTTTAAGTTCATTAATCCATCTTGAATACTTGGTTACATTGTTTCCTTCTCCATCGACAACCTTTTCTTCACTAATTCCAAGTTGTGCTGTGGCTGTATCTATCATTCTTTCTCTAGTACCTAATGGTGAAGTAAGGCCTCTAAGTGTTGGATCTTTTCTTATTGCCGCTGCGAGTCCGCCTGTACTAAATCTTTGTGCGTTTAAAGCATCAAAATGTTCTACGCCGTATTTTTTAACTGCAGATGCTCTTACTACATACTCTCCATTTGAAAGCAATGCTGGAATAGAATCTGACGTTGCAGTTCCAGCGCCATATATTGGACCACCTTGCTTAAATGTCTTAACCTTTTTGCTAGCTGTTGAGTTAAGCCAGTAACCTAGAACTTCTTTAGTTGTGTCTGTTCCCATCCAAACTTGTCCATCAATTCCATAAGTATTTCCCTGAATGACAACTTTTGTTTTATTATCAAATGCTTTTCTAAATGCCTCGTTTACATCTCCAAAATTAGCAAAAAGTTTATTTGCAAGTGTTTGATTTGGTATTATAAAATCTTTATAACCAGAACCACTTCTTCCGTTATCTGATCTTTGTGGAAGGTCGTCATATACCTTTTTAGTAACTTCTTGTCCAGCAGCATTATAATATTTTTTGCTGGCTCCAGAGCCAGATGTTCCACCAGCAACTTGTGAGGAATCTGCTTGTTTTAATGCTCCACCAAATGATGCAACCTTTTTACCATTTACGTACACATCTCCATTTACAATTATTCCACTCTTAATAAGTGATGCTTCAAGTCCTGATGATATGCTGTCGTATAATCCTTTGCCTGCATCCACGCCTGGTTTTCCAGTTTTTGGATCTACTGGATATGGAGATAGATCAACCTTCAATGCTTGCGCTGCTGAAGTTATTGCAGCCAACATACCCTTTGCTTCTGGGGTGTCCTTCCAAGCTGCTAGTTGGTCTTTATTTTGTTGCAGAGCAGTTCTATAGTTTGCCATGGCAGTAATTAAAGTGCCGATTGCGCTTTCTTGTTTGCCTATTGCTGTAGATACATCTCCAAGCTTTTCACCAGCAAGTGCCGCTGCATCCGATAAGTTCTTTTGCTTGTTTTGAATGATTTCAATTTGTCTTAATAAAGGAGCGTTAGCAAAATCTGTTGCATCTTGAATTGCTTTAACCTGTGCGTTATACTGTAAATCGCTTTGTAGGCCCTGTATGTCTAAGCTTGCTTGCTGTGCTGCCGCTGTGTTTCCTGTAGCAAGTGCTGCGTCATACTCAGCCTGCTTTTTAGCAATCTGTATCGCTATATCATTTTCTTGTTTTGCTGCATCCAGTGCTTTTATTCTTGCGGCAGCTAATTTATTATTGGCATCTACTTGTTTTTGAAGTGATGAAAGTCTATCTCTATCTGATATTTGTTGTGCTACGCTTTGACCCTTTAAAGCTTTTGTATACTTTTCTTGCAAACCCTTTAGTCTATCTAATTCTTTATATTGTGTTTTTAAGAAAGTTTGTCTACCAATTGCCTCAATAGATTTAGTTGCTGCCATTTGTAGTAAGTACAGAGCATTTACTTGTTGTGCATTAAGTCCTAATAAGTCTTGGGCGTATCCTCTTACCACAAGCCTTTCTTTTTGCCAAATAGATACGTTTGTATCTTGCAGGTCTATCATTTCGCCTATCACTGAGTTGGCTGCTCTTAACTCATTTATTGTCTCTTGAGTTATAGTTGTTTGTGCATCTTGTTTTGAATTTATTTTTTCTATGGCAGCTAGTTCGGCATCCCACATAATTTGTTTTTCTTCACCAGAACTTACAAAAGACGGCTTGCTCTTATCTGCTTTTCTATTTTTTAAAGCTATCTTTTGATCTTCTTCTACAGCAGCGGTAATTCCCATTTGTGCCGTGTTAAAAGCATTTGCTTGTTCTGTTGGGTCTAGCTTATTCTTTACTGCGTCGTTGTATATTCTTAAGGAATCAACAGCTGCGTCAATTGCTGTTTTTATCTTATTAAATCCTTCAGATTGAACTGTATACAGTGTTGCATCCTGTGCAAAATTTGACAGAGTGTACATTGTGTAAATCTTTTTAGTTGCTTCTTCAGCAGTCATTCCCATAGAAATAAATTGAGTTTTTAGTCTCATTGCTAGATCCATTTGATCATCAGCACTAGTCTTATTAATTAATTTAATCTGATCTGCAAATTGTTCTTTGACTGTTTTCTTAAGCTTTTTAAATTCTGAAATTGATATGTTTAAAGGTGTTCCAGAACCAGTCATGCTTTGGAACATTAGCTGTTGAGCCTGTCTTATATTTTTGGCTCTTTCTACTGTTTCCTTTAATGAAAGGTTATAGTCTTTAAATTTAAGTCCTGCTTTTGCTGCCGCCTCTGCGGTCATTCCATAACCTAAAGCATTTAATCGCATGCTTTCTTTATGGTCTTTCCAGAGTTTAATTCCAACAACTACTGCTGTCGCAACAACTGCCAAAGGTAAGGCTAGTCCAGCAAGAGCTGCGGCTCCTGATGCTATACCACCACCACCTAGTGCGGCTCCAATGCCCCCTGCGGCCTTTATTGCGGCTCCAGCCCTGAATATACCTTGCACTGCTAGTGGGGCTGCTATAGAGCCTATGATGCCTCCTGTGCTGCCTCCTACCTTACTTCCTAGAGCGTATCCACCTAGAGATGCTCCTGCTTGAGTTACCATTCCAGTTCCAGTAAATCTTGGGGCGGGACGACCTGGCTGGGTCATGTACGGCTGGCCCGTTGCTTTGTCAATCATAGGCTTACCATCTGGGCCCATTATAGGTTTTGGTTGTTCTCTTACTGCTCCGCCAGCCATCTTGTTTTGTATATATGTAATTGGATGTAGCATGTTGCCAGTGCTGTATCTTAAGTTTGCGGCAAATGTACTTGCAGGCCCAGTACCAGAAACTCCAGGTGCCACTGTGCCATACATTTGTGGCCTAATCCATCCATTTACATATGATCCAGCAGCCTTAATGCTATTTCCAGCGGCTCTAGTAGCAACTACAATTTGATTACCAATATTTTTAATTGAGTTTGCCATAGGAGTAAACGAAGATTTAATTTGTCCTGGTATTGTTTTTACATTTGCAATTAATTTAGTTGAGGCTAACTTAAGGCTTGCCCCAACAGATTTAAGATTTGCTCCAATAGATGAAAATGCTGCTGTTAAATTATTATTAAATGCTTGGAAAGGAAGTCTTAGAGCTGGCATATAAGGCAATGATCCCTGTGGTGCATATACGTTTGTTCTTACTCCACCATTACCAACTATTGTTGTTCTTCCAACAGACATAGGCCCTTCTCTAAATTCTGGCGCATCGGTCTGTGCTGGAATATAAGCTGCTGCTCTTGCTCTCTTTGCAGCTTCTTGTGCTGCACGTGCAGCAGGATTTCCTTTACGTCCGTATGAATTTTTTCCGCGTCTGATCATTCCGCCAAGAGCATAGCTTGGAATTATTCCCCCGCTATTTCTTGGAACAAATACTTCTGGGCCTTTTTCTCCAACTAGGTATGGTCTTCCAGCATTTACTGGTCCGCCGTTTTCTCTTGCAGCATCATATACCGCCTCTAGCTTTAATCTATCTTTTCCTGCTGCAACTATTCTAAACTTTCCTCCCATGTAAACTTCACTTTCATTTACTGGGACTGGGCCCTTCGGAGACTGGAATGTTAGATCTGGAAATATTTCAGAAGCTGGTACAGCGTTTCTATTTTTAACAGAAGCAACCATCTGAAGCTGGCCGAAGCCTTCTGCTGTGTCTGCATTTGTGCTCCATGAAGAGCGGCGCATAATAAACTCTTTGCCTACAAGGTCTGACCATCGGCCTTGCCTTATTAATTCTCTAATTGTTGGTGGAAGGGATCCTACGTCTTTTACGCCTCTATGCAAAGTTCCAGTAAACTTTGTTCTAATAGCTGATAGGTAAGCTTGAACAGCTGGGTCTCCTATGGCTGAGTAGTCTCCTTGCATATATCTGAATAATGCAGTTCTTGCTCTTGTTTCAAGAGTTCCACTGGCAAAAGCTGGCGTTGAAATTCCTTCTCTACCTCTCCAGTTTGTTGGAGATGAATATCTAACTCTCTCTCCTACATATTGATTTCTTACATGAAGGGGTGGTACATATCTTCCAATTTGTAACGTTCCGTGTAATGGATCATCATTTGATAGGTCTTGATAAAAACTTTTTGGCATAGGTCTTGATCCCATTACCATCTTGCCTTTACGTATTAGGTCTAACTCAGCTGGTGTGTGCCAGACATCACCATTCTTATCCTTTGGCAGCTTAGCCCAATATGCTGCTTGCTGCCTTTCCATAAGAGCTTGTTGTTCTGGGTGTATTGTTAGAGGAGACTTATAGCTGCCTCTAAACATAGGGATTCCCATTTGCCCCATTACTAATCCGTAGTTTCTCTTAGCCTTTACAATTGGTCCACCAAGGGCAAACTCTGGCATCATGTGAGCTAATACTGTTGGCTTACCGTCAATCTTACCTATCTCGTAGCTGCGATAGGATCCCATGTATGCAGTGCCATGTAATTCATTTAATTCATCTAAGGTTTTTAAATCAGCAGCATTGTATGGGCTAATGGCTGTTTCTCTATCGTATCCATTTCTTGATGGATCTAATGATTTGGCTCTTCTTTGTCCTGGTATGTTTAAGCTCTCTAGATATTGTTTTTTTAATCTTAGCTCTTTAGCAATTTCTAAATATTGTTTATGCTGGATCCTAGTCCATTCGGCTTCTCCAATTTTTCCTGTGCCGCTTAAGTCTCTTACAATGTTGTCTCTAGCACGGCCTGTAAGTTCAGCAATTCTTTCTGGGCGTACTTTGTGTACCTGTAGGAATCTTGTTAGAGATGGCAAAGCTTCTTCTGCTGATCCGTGCATTAAGTCATAAACAATATCTGTTTTTTTAGCAGCTCCATGCGGAAGGGCAGAGTTTACACTAGCTCTTAGTCTTCCTCCCCAATTTCCAACATAGTAATATGTTCTGTCTGCTCCCATAGAAGCTCTTCTAGTGGATGGGCCAAAAGTTCTTGCTTGATATTCTATAGCCTCTTCAGCGGTTAGCTGTAGGTTTCTACCTTGAGCAATCTCTGGGGATAGCTTAGGGCCTCTTCTTGTAATTTTTGCTATTAATGCTGCTAGCGCTTTAGGTGTTAGTGCTCCATAATTTGGTCTATCTAAAGTTATATGACCACCACCCATGTGTGCTGTTAGTGGGGTTCCGTTGTTTGCTGCATCTACTGCTTTAAGTAGCTCTGGGTTTCTCTGTATGCCTGCGCCAAATACTGTTTCTTTTGGAGTAAGCATTGCAGTTATTTCTCCACCGCCTTGATATGTGCTTGATGCAGCTTCTACTAAAGGCCTGTTTCGTGGATCCATTGATGCTGCTTGATTAAGTACATATCCTCCAACGGGAACAGACCCTAGTCTGTCGTCATAGTTTACAGATGCAGGACCGCTTACCTGAGTTTTATTTGATCCAAAACTTTCAACAAGCCCACCATCATTAAATCTAGGGACAGTTGTATGTATTGAATATCCTGCGCCAGAAGTTCTAACTCCACCTAGAGCCCTAGCAATTCTGTCAACCATTGTTGCAGTAGGACCTTTATGAAAAAGCTCCTTCATGTTTGATCTACCAGTTGCAGTTACTGCTGGCTGTCCAGTTAATGGAACTGTGCTTAAGCTTGCAGTTCTACCCATACCTGCTGCAACTTGTGCTGTTGTTGATACAAGCATTGCTTCGACTTGAGCATTCAAAGTTATTATTCTTGCTCTTGCTTGCTCTACAGTTATTTTGCTAGCCTTAACCTGCTCAACAATTTGAGCAACTTCTGCTGCAGCGGTTTTAGTTATTTTTGAGAATTGAGGCAATAAGGCTTGATAAGAATCAGAAAGGCTTGAAGTAACCGTTCCAGTTGACATAACTTCTGCCTTAAGAACTTTAATTTCTGCCTCTGATTGCATTGCAATAGCTGCAGTCATTGCATGCCATTTAGCTGCTTCTGCTGCTACAATTCCTGTTGATACTCCGCCGATTGATGTCAATCCTGGAATCTTTGGAAGATCTCCATCCATATAAGCTTGTGGATTTTTACCGATTCTAAGATTTACTGGTCCTGGGTTTGGAACAACTCCAAAGATTGATCCTTGCTGCGGCGTACCTGCAGGTGTGAGGTGAGCCATCTGTCTGCTGTAAGGACTTCCAACAAGAGGATTATTAGGATCAACTACTCTAGCGCTGGCCCCGCCAATATGTGCTTGTCCTGGCAATATTACGCCATTAGCAACCGTAGTGATTGCTGGGTTCATTGAAACTCTTGCTGCATTTGCCTTAATTTCTAGATTAGTAAATGATTGAGCTAATGTATTAACTGCAGAGGTTAATACCTTTGTTGCCTCTGCGTCTGAATAGAATTCGGCCTGCAACCCTTTTCCAGCCTCCATGGCTGCAATAATTTCTGGGGTGAGTAATTTAAATCCTTGACCACCTTTAAGCAGTGATTTAAGATGGAATACTCCCTTGATTACATAGCCTACAAAGTTTCCAAGTACACCAGTAAGCATAATAAGTGGACCAGCAATTGCGGTTAGTCCTCCTAAGAACCCTAACATCTTTTGAATAGGGTCTGGTAGCTGATTAAAGAATTTAACTATTCCAGATATAACATTTAATACGTAAGTGCTTATTGTTAAAAATTGATTTCCTATTTGTGCTAAATCTGCTTGTACTGATGCCAATGCTCTCTTGTACTTTCCAGATGCAGACTCTGTTATCATGCTTAATTCTCGACTTGATACAGCTGCAAGATCTGCGGAGCTTGCTTTCATTAAATCTAAAACCTGTAGCGTCTGTGATCCTTGCTTTCCTAAGTTTGCAAAAAGAGCATTCATTCTTGCAAACTGGAATTTACCAAATAGCTGTTCTAGCGCTTGTTGTTTTTGTAGTGGATCAAGTGAATCTAATGCTGACTGTAGGCCCATTATTGTGGCCGTTAAGTCTCCTGCATTTTTTGAAACAATTCCTTTAAGGTCAATTCCAAATCCTTTAAACATGTCTACTGCAACACCAGTTGGATTTACAAGTGCTGCTAATGCAGACTTGAGTGCGTTTGCTCCAGAAGAAGCATCAATTCCTCCTTCTTTCATTGCGGTCATATACAGCGCAAGATCCTGAATGCTTCCGCCCATTGCTTGAATTACTGGACCAGCTTTTGGAATAGCCTCTGTTAAATCTTCAAGACTTGTAGAGGTTTGGTTTTCAACTGCGTTAAGAAAGTCAATTGATTGTGTAAGCTCATCTGTATTTTGCCTAAATGCATTTTGAATTGCAAGAGTTGCTTTCATGGCTTGCTGTCTATCTACTTCACCAAGAACTGCAAGTCTTGTTGTTTGTTCTGTTGCTTTTATTAAATCATTTCCTTGTTTACCAGTTGCGGCCATGTCTGCGGCAAGTGCGATTGTGTCCTTGTATGCAACTCCATAAGATGATGCCATAGCTTTTGCTGTGGCCTCTACATCTTTTTGAACCTGTGCTAGCTCTGCTTTAGAAGTTGCCGATAGCCCACCATAAACTTTTATAAGTCTTACTACTTCAGTATTGGCATCTAAGAATGCTCTTTGAGCCGCCATTCCAAATGCTGCAAGTGGTACAGTTAATCCAACAGTTAATTGACGACCAGCCCATTGAGTATTTTTACCCCAGTTAATTAATTGATTAGATCCATCAAGCATTACCTTGTTCATGATAGATGCTTCGTGTCTTGCTAATGCGGTCTTGTGCTTTATTGAATCTAAGCCTTTTGCAACATGAACTTGATATTGCATAAGTCCTTGTGCATTTTTACCTAAAGGCTGAACAACTGCATTCTCAAGCATTACCTGCTGTCTTGCAAGATCTTTTATTAATCCGCCAGAACTTTTAGTATTATCTCTCCATACCCTAAAATATTGATTTAGCTTTAATCTTCCTGAGTCTAAATTTTTACCAAACTTTTCTACATCAGAATTTAGTGTTACAAAGTGTGTAGCGTATTGCCCAGTAGAACGCAAAGTCTCGGCGAATTGCTTATTCATTACAGCAATTTGTTGTCCGAGCCTTGCGTTAGTTCCTACTGTTGTTTCTTGGAGTTTTAAGAGTTGGGCAGTAAGCCCCGCTAGTTGAGCTCTTAGGCTCGTAAAGTCTGCGTGGGCGGTAATGTTGGTGGTGATTAAATTATCTGCCATATATATATGTTACTCTATAGAGTATCCTAATCCCGCTCCAATACCAAAGCCAGCTTGCGCTGCAAATGAGCCTTGTAGTGAAACAACGTCATCTGCTGATGTGTTTATTCCAAGCGCTCTTCTTTGAATATCTTCGAAGGATGACCCCTCCTCTTTTTCATTACTGCTATCATTTAATTCAATGCCCTGTATTGAAGCTAAGAACTTTCTTTTTTCCGATTCAGTTTTTTGCATTGCTTTAAATGTTATTACTAGTTCTGGCATTGAGAGGTTATCTTCTAGATCTTCGTAATTTTTCCAATTACCTAAAAGAAAAACTTCCCCTTCTAAAGCGGCTAAATCTAGTTCTGACCAGCCAGAACCGCTGCCGCTAGAAGGTTTGGGTCGTCCATCTTAATCCCGCCACAGACTTCAAGAATGCGATTGATCGTTGGAACATCCAAAACATCTTCAAATGCGTCTCTGTCTTTTACCAAATCTGGTAGCTGCTTTTCTAGTGCTACTGCACAAGCATCAATTAGAATTGTAAGTGTTTCATCTTCTGTTGTTGCATCTGCTGTTTTACCGATAGCTGCCATAAACTTGCGAAGCTCTTTAATTGTTAAAGGCTTTAGCTTTACGTTTGCTCCGTTTGCTAGTTGAATTTCTTCAACATCATATACTGTACTTGCCATTTTAATCCTCCTAGGATTCTGTCTTAATTATTGTATCATATGCAAAATATAATAGCAATAAAAAACCCCCCAATTTCTTGGGGGGCTTTTATTAATTAATTAATATTAATTATAACCAGGTACGATCTACGATTGTACCGTATTCTGCACCAGAGTAATTACCGTCTGGGAGCAGACGGAATGTTACTGGGAATGTTGACGCAGCGTTACGAGCCAAAGAGAACTGTGACTGTTGTACAGAAAGAACACGACGTCCGTAATATACACGCTCAGTCTTTGATGATGATGCAGTTGTTGGAGCCTGCCCAATTGCAACTAGCTGACGCTCAACTGGAGCTTCTCCTAGTGCACCTGCTGCAAGACCTAATTCTGAACCATTAAGTGTTGCTGATGACTGACCGAATACAGCAAGAACGTTCTCAAGAGTACCTTCTGCCATTTCTGTTGCAATCATAACTTCCATTGTTTCCTTGAATAGCTTAGCTGTATCAAGAAGCTGATCTACTGTTACTGAACCGTATGATGGGTTGTATGTGATCTGAAGACCGTTGTTTGTGTAACCTACGTTGCGGTAAGCATTTCCTGCTGCTGCTGGTGTTGCTCCAGTTTGTACTGTTGCATCAATTGCATTAAGAGTCTTTGTGTAAGATTCTCCTGGAACGTAACCAGTTACTGGTGTTCCTGTTCCTGCTTCTCCATTAACGAATGCTGGGACGCGACGGTTCTTACCAACTGTTCCTGCTTTTGCTGTTCCTGGTACTAAGTTTTCGATGTATCCTGATGTTGTTGAATCTTCTACTGAAAGAAACAGTGGTGATGCACCAACGAGAATATTTCTAGCATTTCCTGTATTTTGTGCCATTTGTAAAACCTCCATTATTAAATAAATATATATATTGACTTACTTTTAAATCTAAATCAAAGCTGGCTAGGCTTTTTCCTCTTAGCTAATTTTACTGGATAACTGAACTAAACGCAACTAGTTGAATCTGCCTCTGCCGTCCGTGGTCCTTGAGTACTTTACCTCCAGGATTACGTCGGTAGACATAAATCCCTTGAGCTCTATTGAAGGGTCTATGGGGGATGTCTCGACCACATGTATGCTATGGAATATTAATTTATTGGTTTCTTTTGCCAGATTGGCATCTTTAGCAGACTCATCCATTCTTCTAAATAGGTCTACCATAAGGTTTCTAATTTCATAGATCTCTGTTACGTCTGTAGAGTATATGGTAAATAAAATCTTCTCACAGCATATAAGCCAATTCTCCTCATAAGACAATCCTATCTTGTCATAGACTATATGCTTTTTGCCGTTTAAAAATTGATCAAATTCTGGAGATTGCTGTACTGGGACAAGTGGGACTATTTCTCTACCTAGGCTGTCTGAGTAATAATCATATGGATTGAATATGCCTGAAGACTTTAATTCTTTCCACAAGAATTTGCGAAGCTCAAACATTGCGTCTATTTTATAATCTATTGTCATAGTGAGCCTCCAAATGCTGACTCTAATGCCGCATCAGCCTGTAGTCTTATTTTACCAGCACTAAAGCTATATTGCACTTTTCTTATGTTCATTGGAAGACTTAATGCTTTTGTTATTTTTGAGTTAAATATTCTTTGTAGCCCTGATGACTTTATTGAAGAATTTACTAGAGGCCCACCAAAAAATCTTCCATAGGATAAAGAAAATTGGTGAGATGCCTGGGAACCACCAGGCTTTCCAACGGTGACTGAGCTACCTTTTGGCATGAAGACTGTCTCACCATCCATTTCAAATACAAGTCGCTCAGCGGACCTTGGGCGGATTACTACGGGCATCCCAGCTTCCATGACATCAGCTTTATTTGCAAAGACATATTTCTTTTTTTGTTTTTTGTCTTTAGATGGCACGGGAGATTTAGACAATTTAAAGTTATAATTTATTTTGAATGATAGTCCGTTTGTGCCAATTGTATATAGATTAAATAATCTTGCTGTCGGGACGCCAGCCTTATTCCATTCGTATACGTGGTGTAAGGACTTTGGCTTAACTCTTGCTTGGGCATCAACATAATTTCCAAAGTCTTTTTCTATTTGATTAAATATAGTTGTTTTAAATAAATTCTTAAACTCATCATTTGCAGTAAGCTTTGAAAGCACCATTGCATCATAATAAAGAAATGCAGAAATTTGTGCAACCGTGCTATCTTTAAGTATCCCTGGCGCTGTACCTGCCATAAGTCTTTCAAGCCCGCTAGCAGCTTGAATTAAAGCTACGCTAGAATCCAATTTCCTGATTCTCTGATCTCTTTGCAATAGAGTTATATGCAATAACATTTCCGAATGGGTCAGTGATTGGTGTAGAGCTGATAACTTCAAATACTGTTGGGGTATTGTTTGGATAATTTATCTCTTTCCAAACCACATTGCCATTCATGTCTCTAACATTTGTAACCTTTTCTCTATAGGTTATTGGGTCTGGTGTTCTTATTTCAAGCATCTGTTCATTTGAATACTTGTTACTAAACACTTGTCTGTCCCCGCCTCTTCCAGAACCAGAATTTGAAATTATTCCTTTAGCCGAACATGGAACAGATCTAGTAAAAATCCATTCCTTTTTAATGGCACCAGTATTTTCATCTTGAGTGTCTAATTGAAGATAGATGTCTAGCTTCATTGGCATTAATGAAGTTGCTAGGCTCATGTTAGAACGCTACCATTCCATTCAATACGTATGGAGAAAGAAGCTGGTCTGCGTACAGGTTTCCAGTTCCTTTATGTGCATCTTGCAGGAATTCAAACTTCCAATCAAATGTACTAATATTTTTTACGTACTTATCTTTCCAAGCACGATCTTGATCGAAGTACTGCTTAATTAATACTATGCATGCTTCTTCAACATTATCTGGTACAGACGACCATCCAAATCTTCCTTGAACAGAATATCTGCGATCTTTTCTAAATGCGGCAGAAAACCCTTGGTCGTTTATTGTAGGCTGAACCATTCCGTTTGCAGAATAAATCATGTCGTCCATCAGCTGCTGTCTGTTTACCCTAATGCCAAACCCAGATTCAGAAATCATAGGGACGTATATCCAGTTTTTAACATTGTTTATATTGTCTATTAAAAGGACATCGTTCTCATATACCTCATGAATTTCATTAAGTTTAAATGGCATAGGCAAAATGTCTGAACCTGAGCCATAAACAATTTGCTTGTCATCATATAAGTGGAAAACCTGATTAGTATAAATCTCAATAAGTTTTCTTGCATATTTTTCAGCCATCTGCAAGTCATGATATGACTTATAGTTTGGGTCAGAAGGATCTGTTCCAAAGTTTAAATCATCAATAATGTCTGACAGGTTTGCATATGGGGTTACTACGTCTGTAAAGTATATATGTGAGCCCTGATTATTATTAACCGTGTACCGCCATTCTACTTTAAATTTTCTATTTCTTCTGCAGAGTGCCAATGGCAAAACAACCTGATATGTTCCCATATCAGTTTCTAGCTTTGTAGCAGTAAATGTACCCACTGGAACATTTGGGTTAACTGCTGGGTAAATGGTATTGTCTTCAGTAATATCATATACTACTGCTGTGACTGGTCCATCTGCGTCTACTAGTTCACCGCCCCAAAATATTTTTGTTTTAATTGGTGAAGTTTGATCTTTGTATATTTCTGCCATTAACTTATGTTAACGTTTAGTTGTAGAAGTCTTGAACTTCCTTTGGTGTCGCTAAACGAAAACCCTCCTCTGTATCAAAGATTTTTTGAGCATCATCTTCAGACATTGCTATAAAAGGATGATCTTTTGTAAAGGTATATCCGTGGATATCGTATCTGTGATTATCTCTTGTCATTCTTACAAGCAGGGTATCTTCTGGTTGCGCTTTTGGATCAAACTTTGGAAGAATTTCAATTTCTTCTGTGTCTCTTTCAATTGCCTCTACCGTACTTTGATATACACTCCAGGTAACGCCTTCTTCTGCTAGAGCTGCAATAATGTCTTTTTTGTTCTTTAGGCCTTCTGTATCAACTGCAAAATCTGTTGCAATTACTTTTAATTCAGCCACCTTTAATGTGTCAAACGACATATTTTATTTCTCCTTTTTCTAGGTCCTTTAATTATAGCATTGTTAAATTTAAATGAAAAGCCCCCAAAATTAATTGGGGGCCTTTCTGTGGTCTAATTCTTAATTAATTAAGAAGCAACCTTAACGTTCTTTACAACGACCCAAGCGTCTGCCTGCTCGATTTGAACGCCAACACGAGTATACATTGTGTACTCAATTGTGTCCTTACGTGGCTGGAAGAAACGGTAAACAGTTACATCACGCTTGATACCAATAACTACGTTATTTGGGAATGTCAAGTGGACGTCTCCGTGTGAACCTGATGGGCTTGCGTATGTACCTGTCTGTGTCTCAGGAAGCAATGGAACTTCAACGATTGGAATACCAAATGCGTATGGAGCTACATATCCTGCTGGACCTCCGAGAACTGGAACATCACCACGGATAATGCCAGAGGCAATATCTTGTGGAGTAACGTTCTGAATGTTCTGTGAGTTAGAGAACAAGTAATCCTGGATCAAGTTTGATCCAGCAAGGAAGCGAAGGTCTGTGCGACGTTGCTTGTACTTGCGTGGCATAGCCTTTAGAGCTGAGTTAAATACGTTACGGGAAATTCCCGCACCTGCTGCATCTACTACTCGGCCATGTGTCTTTGCCTTCTTAACTGCACCGTCGAATGACTTGTACAGCGCATCGCTTGAAAGTGATGTATCACCGTTAAGAATAAGATCTTCGATGTCATTTCCAGCTTGTGTTGCCATCATACGTGCAATATGATCTTCAAGATCTGCACCTTCGATGTTGTCTTCTAGAGACTCAGTTGAAAGTTCCCAGTCCATGCGGAGCTTCTTTGTTGTGAGAGAGATCTTTGAGAATGTTACGCCTTGGTTTATGGCTGTGTTTTCTCCTTCGGATGCAAGCTTTACAAGCTTTTCTCCTACTGACATACGATCAATTTCTGTTGTGTCGGATTTCATACGAACCGTACGTGCAACCTTACCAATTACGGTAGCATCGAACATATAGTCCAAGAATCTTGCTGATTGTTCTGGGTTTAGAAGTCCACCGTTGCCATTTTCTGAAGCAACATGAACGCCTGAACCACCTGTTGAAGAACCGAACCCAGTTGATACTGTTGTACCAGCTGCTGCGGCCTTTTCTAATAATTCATTACTCATTTTTATTTCACCTACCTTATTTTAGTTAAAGATTTCATTTACGGAACCGAGGAAAGCTCCTGACCATTTTGATTTGGATTTGGTAAACACCTCAGACCCGCCAAGGTCAGAGGACTTCTTAATTGCGGTATCGCCTTCTACGGCATCAACCTGCTTTTGAACACCATCAATGGTGCCCTTTATTTCTGTCACAGCAGCACTAAGTGCGCTGTGCTTTTCTGCCAACTCAGAAATTCTATCGTCGACGCTCTTGCTGAAAGCTTCTACAGATGTTTTAATTTCTGTAACTTGTGCAGCATTTGCTTCTGTAGCTTTTGTGAGTGTCTCTGCGAAAAAGCCTTTTAGATCGCCTAACATTTTTGCAAAATCAGGTTCATCAACCATAACTTCTACTGTATCGGCTGCTTTTTCAACGTTGTCGGCAGAGGCTTCTTCAGTTGCAACTTCTGCAACCTCGGATGATTTGTCAAAAAGATCGACATTTGCTTCATCTGCTGCTGGAGCTTCTACGGCTACGGCTTCAGTTGATTCGATTGTTGCTTCTGCTGTTAAAGCTTTTTCAACATTATCAATGTTTGTATCTGACATTTTATTACCTCCTTCTACGTTTGCCTGTTTTGCTAATTGTGTTTCAGGCAACGGTAATCTTGACTTCTTGAATGAAGCAAGAATCTTATCTATCTCTTTTGATTTGTTAATATCTGAGCTTTCTACCCAACCGATTAGCGCAGCTGGTTTTCCAGATATGGGTGAATCAAAAGTTTTTTCTGTGGACATAAACACTGAGTCGCTGTCTTCACAATAAAAAATATTTTCTGTTACTACATTTGCAGCAAGGCCTTTGTAAATCATTTGTCCGTTAACCTTTTCGATTGACAAAATATTACATAGCTCGTTTGCTGGTGAGTCGACAATTGAAAGCTCAACTAGATCATAATCCTTGATAAATCTAACTGCTTCTCCTGTTGCCTTGTTAACTTCGTTGTCTGACTCTTTAATCTTTCCGCCGATTGAAAAACCAGAAAGAGTGCCATCAAGAACTTTTTCCCAAGTATCTTGTGCACCCTTTGAAATGTATGAAGTTACATAAACGCCATTGTAAAAAGTTTGAGACTTTTGATCGTAGTAGGTTTCTGGTTTGAATGAGACAACTTTACCTACTGCATTCGACTGATGCATCTCACGGAGATTTCCTCTGAAGTTTTCAAAAGCTTTTACGCTTGCTTCTGCTGTGACTACATCGCCTGTCTGGTCAACATTGTCTAATGTTGCAAAACCAGATACAGTTCTATTTTCTCGATTGACCTTAGTAAACGGAATCGACAAATGTAGATTTTCGCCATTACTAGACCAATGGCCTTTTTCAATGTTCATATGCTTAATTTTAGTGGTTTATCTACTATAACGCAAATAACAGTTGATTAAACTTATTTGACTTTTGGACCATCGCCCTTGGGGTTTCTGGCCTCTCCGCTTTTATCTGGGGCATTGGCTGATCTTTGCTGATCTCGCTTTTTATTTCCAGTGGATTTTGCTTTCTGGTCAGCCACCTGCTGTGGCTTTAAATCTACCATTTCGTCCCCGCCGTCAACCGTTGTCATATTCTTTCTAATACGAACTTCGTTTGGAGTTATTACCTGCATTCTTAAATAAATTTCATCAATACGGCTTTGGGTCTCTTCATCAGTAAGGCTGAGCTCGTTGAATTTTAATTGTACGACATCTGTCTTTTCTGCAATTAAATAATTTAATTTCTTTTCAAGTCTATCCTGTGAAGGTCGACAAACCTGTTCTTTAAATGTCTTGTCCGCATCTCTGGCAGCTGCTAGGTTAATCCCTTCTGGGATACCTATCTTGCTAATTGGAACACGGTGAGCCAAAAGAATTTCATCTCTATTAGACTTACGATAAATATTAAATGAAGACTCTTGCTCTCCTGCTTCAATTGGCTCCATCTTAAATTCTGTTTTTGAGTCTGGTGTATCTGCTGGAAGGGGTATGTATAAGGATCTATGATTCTTGCCTTTTAGTCCAACCTGGAAAAACTCAAGCAATTTTCTTTCTGACTCTGGTGAAAGTTTTGCTCCCTTTACTGTAATAATATATCTTGGGACCGCCTTGTTTTCAAAGTAGTCTAAGTTGTATCTGCCAGCAAATTCATTTCCTGCCAGCGCTTGCTGTGCTGCAATAATGTCTGGGACTCCGTAGTAATTATTCATTGGAGTGTATTTCTTTAAATGTATAATCTCATTTGGTCGATCTTCTTGACCAGCAATTGGGCTTGGTGTTTCAAGGTCTCCAAAATTGCGGAAGTAAACTGCCTTGCCATAAAGCAATTGAATAAATCCATCACGGAATCTGCGTACACGCATTGTCTTGGCTGGTATGTGGCCTATGTAGCCTATGTCTCCAGCAGTTGTACGTCCAATCTCTATGTAGCCGTTTCCAGTAGCCTCAAGGTCCGTGTAGGCCTTTATGAGGGTTTCTGTAAATGACTCCTCTTCGTTGCAGTCATCAAGCCATTGGTCTAGCTGTGTTTTAATTCTATCAATTTTTGCACGTGCTCTGTCGGCCTGCTTTTGATCGGTTATGGCATCCATTGCATCTTTTGCTTTTGATGTCTCAGTAAACATATATCCTAGACCAACAATATTAGAAACCTTTGCATTAATTGCTGCGTAATTGTATGTTGAAACTTCATATATTTTTGAAAGATATTCTAAATTATAAGTTGGCTCGACAAGGTCAAATAAAGCATATCCGCTAATTGCTTGCTGCAAAAGGTTTTGCTGTGTTCCTGCGCCGTCGACTCCTACAAAAGCCTTTGAAAAATCACGATTAATTTTGCGCTTAAAGTTTGTTCCAAGTCCTCTAAGTTTTTTAATTTCTTCTAAGCCCATTTTAAATGGGTCTTCTGACTCTTCTGCTTTTTGAAAATGAAACCAATCAGATGTATTTGAAATGTCAATTGTATTGGAAGAGCTGTCGTCTTCTAAAACTTCTATATTACGTGTCATTGTACTTTACCGCCTCTTGATACGGAGTCTTTATAAACTCCTATGTCGTATGGATCTGGGGGGAGTCCCCATCTAAGTCTTTGTTCTTGCTCTTCAAGCTCTTCGTCGTTAATCTTTCTTCTTCCAGAAAGAAATTTAGGCTGGCCCTCGTGAATACCGTATGAACGAACCTCTCTAGCCAGAGCATCGATTCTGGATCTGTTTCCTTTGATTGACGTGATCGAAAGAAAATTTCCATCGTCATCTCCAATCCATCTGCCATCAGGCATTTCCCAGACATAGATTCCTAGGGTTGTCTCTTCAACAATCCTGGTATTTTTATTTAAGATATCCATAGACCATAATCATACCATTAATTAGTGTCAAAGTCTAGATTTGGTGCAATATATTACAAAAATTAAACAATTATTGACTGCGGCTCGATAGATGTAATAACAAACGGGGTGCTGTTATTACCTGAGCTGGACTCTAAAACCCTGACAAAAGAATCTGACACGGTATTGATTATATTTCCAGTGTACATCAAATAGTGTAGGTCAGCCGTAGCCTCATTTAATTCATTTGGGTATAGGGCCAAGTTGTTATACATAGACCCTAGTCCTGACTTGGTATCTGCCTGATTTTGATTAAACATAAGTCCTGTTGCCTCAGAGGAAAAATTAATAACTATGTGATGGGGGACGTTATACGACAGAAAAGACCAGACATTTGTTTCTAAGGTTCGGTCTATTCCATTAACATATATGGAGGATACGCCAGACTTTGTTATTGCCCCAGACTGAGACCACTCGTATATTTTTGATGGGGCAGAAACAAGGACATTTTGCCCTGGGGCTGGAGTAAATATCATTTCTACTGAGCGTGTGGGTGGGGCAGCATTAATTTTAAATCCGTGGCCATCATACATTTTCAATCCATTATTTTTATTATAAGAAAGAGTTCTGCTATTGTACTCTGGTAAGGAGTAGTCATAATCTGAATTTATATAGGATCCAGTATTATCGCTGTACAGTGTTTTAGATTTAAAGAACATGATGTTTATGTATCTTAATACAGGCAAATATTTTCTAGTGTCTGAGGAGCTTAGGGTAACCTTTATGTAAAGAAAATCAGATGTTTGATTTTGATTTTTATTGAAATATGGAAGTGCTGATCCATTTGTACAAGTTAGCCATGACTCATTATCTATACTTACTTCAACCAAAATGCCTTTTACATCTTCAGACCAGTATATCTGAGATGTGTCTATACCTAAGAATTTTGGAACATTGAAATAATCAGTAAAAGAATATGATGCGGTGCCTTCAACTTCTGTTTCTTTAATATATATATAAGACTTGTCATCCGATATTGAAATCCCGTCTCCAATTACAGAATCCCAAGATTTAGATAAAGGGTATGAGTATTGAAATTTAGGTTTTATTGGGTTGACATTCATACTAAATAGGCGTCCACCGCTTGTGTTTACAATTTGAGAAATACTTAATTCATTAATGCCTTCTTCATAATGTTTTTTAATATTTTTTGCTGGCAGACTAAACTTATAAAACGCCACACAATCAATAATCATTAATTCTGGGGATGGGCCTGTTTGAAAAAAAACAGAAGTATTGGTAAATCTATATTTGCCCACAGAAACTTTATCAACCATTTCTCCATTAACATATAAAGATATAGATTCTCCATTAAAACATCCAGCTACATGCAAAGACTCTGAGGTTGTTACTGGATACTCTGCAACATAGTCTCCAAGTATAAACATAACATTACTATTTTTATGAAACAGCCCTATGTTGTGAATCTGATTTCCAACCGTTCTGCTGTCTCCAACAATTTTAGTTAAAGAGCTTGAGTCAGATATTAGGCACCAGGCCTCTATTGTAAAGGAGTCATCAGCATAGTATTTTGTAGCCATTCCCTCTGAATTAAAATTTAATACAGTGTCAGAAAGTATCTTTGTTCCTCTAACTCCTCCTGAAATTAATGGCATCAGCTCTAAATTAGAAGAGTTGATAGCATATCCGTGAAGCCCATTGCCAGAGTAATCATACATTGGCAAACCGCTCAAAGCTGAGTAGGAAACTCCATTGTCTCTAAGATCTGCGTATGTTGCAAATATTGATCTCATACTGTCATATGAACCTACAGTGCCTGATCTTACTTCATCTAAAAGGTAAAATGATGTTGGCTTATCTTGTAAGACTGTATATTTGTATGACATGTCTTACGCCTCTTCTATTGCTTTTACTCTCGCTGTAAGTTCTTGTACCGCTTTAATTAATGGCGAAATAAATTCTTCATATCTCAATGCCTGTGTTCCTTCTGAATCATTAACGTCAGATATTACCCACCCGCCAAAATCAGCAACACCTGATTCATCTAATACGGACTTAACCTCTTGTGCAATTAGACCATAGTGTGTTCTGTTACCCTCAATTTTATTATACTTAACTGGGTGCAACTTATTTATAAAATCTAGACCTAGGTCTGAAGTCACAACATTTTCTTTTGTTCTTTGATCAGAAATTGTTGTAGCTGCGGAGTTAAGGTATATGTTTTTCCAACCTCTTGTTACACGATCAGTACCAGAGTTTAGAGGACCCATAAGCCCCAAACTAAATGCATTGTTTGTTAGTGGAAACCAGTTAGAGTTTACTCCAATTGGTGAAAGGTCTGTTGCTGCGTAGTTTAATGAAATTCTTGATGTAATGGGATCTATGTTTGCATTTGTTCCCGCTGGTCCTTGTGGTCCAGTTGCTCCTGCTACGCCATCTGCGCCACGTGGAATTGTAAAGTTTAAAACAACATCGCTTGATGTTCCAGAATTTGTTACTACCGCATTAGTTCCTGCAGCTGACGTTGTAACTGTTGGAGAAACTGTTATCGTTGCTGCCGCATCACCTTTAGGTCCAGTAGCCCCTGGTAATCCTGTTTCGCCAGTTAGCCCCGTGTCTCCACGAGGAATCGTAAAATTAATTGTTTGTGAAGGAGCGGTTCCAGTTATTGTTACAATTGGCTGTGTACCAGCATTACCTGCTGCTACAGTTCCAACACTTAATACGTTTGCTGGTCCTGGGCCTCCAAGAACACCGTCTACGCCTCTTGGGATATTAAATGTTAATGATTGAGATGGGGCTGTTCCGCTAATTGTTACTGAGGCACTTTGTCCAGGATTAATTGTATTTGTCGCAGCAACTGTTATTACGTTTGATGGACCAGCTGGTCCTTGTGGTCCAGGGTTAGCTGCAATAAATGCAGCAATGTCTGTACCCAGGGCACCTAAATCTCTAGGTACATCTGGTGAGTCTGTGTAGGTTGGGAAACGCCATCCATTAACGCCTGTAGTTGCCATTTTTTAATTATACCACCTTGCTATTATACACAGACAGATGTGAAGTGTATCTATCTCCAGATCTTACATCATTAACTTTATGTAAGTATGGTTCGTGGCTTGGAAAAATAAGAAGGCTTCCTTCTTCTGGTTTTATTGATATGCCGTGATTTGGAAACTCAATTTCCCCACCCTCATAATCTGAGTTTAGATAAGATATCATAGAAAATGCAAGGTCGCTATCTCCGTCATAGTTATCGCAATGAGGTCCCATTCCTGGCCCTGTCCATCTTCTTACTGGAATCTCGTCTGTCATTAATGTATACTTTGATGGATCTAGATTGTGATTGGACAGGTATTGATTTAGACACATCTCAAATGCCATCTCAAGGCTATTCTTAATGTATAGTATTTTTTGATCTAGTCTTCCATTGTCAATTTTATTTTTAACATTCTTTGTTATTATATTTTTGTTTTCGCCGTATACAACTTCTGGGTTGTTGCTTGCTATCCAAGGACTCCATTTAGATATGACGCCGTGGCTTCTTTCATCAAGGTCGACTTCATTAATAAACTCTAGCAATTCTTTTGGATAGCTGATAACATTTTTAAAATACCAAATGTTGCTCGATAACTGTTTTAATATAAACATATGGTACATATCTTCTGGATTGAAGTCTTGGCTACTCATTAATTTCCCTCTACTTCTGATGCAGGTATTGTGGCTCCGTCTGGGGATAGTCTTAGACCTCTGTCTCTGATATCTTTCCATTCTTCTTGTTCGCCCTTTTGCATTGCTCTTACTCCAGCTAGCTCTTCTGCCCAAGCGGCTCTTACATCTTCTGGATAATCTGATTCTTCTCTATCATCCCAAAAAGATCCAAGTGTATATCTTGCAGCTTTTTTAACAACTGTAACTTCGTGCATGTTCTTGTGGCCACCATGGAATATTAAAAATGAACCAGCTTTTGGAAAAACTTCCAAAGGAATCTCTCCGTGCTTTGCATCAAACTTTAAAGTACCGCCTTCAAAGTCGTCATTTAAATAAAGGAACCCAGCGTATCTACTTCTTGTAAATGCACCCATATTTCCTTCGTGATCGCTATTGTCTGAGTGCTTTGGGGCAAATGCTCCTGGAAGCCATCTTTGAACATGGAAGCTAATTTGCGACATATCTTCAAATGATTTATTTGCCACATCCGCAGCTGATTGTCTAAAGCGATTTTTTAAATCAGTAAACCAAGTTGGGCTAAGATTAAACTCTTGTAAGATTGGCTCTCCGTCATATGGATATCTTGCAGAGGATGACTCATAGAAAGATATTCCTTTCCAGTAGCCTTCTTCATTTTGCTCAAGCTTATTTAATAGTCCAATGACTGATGAGCATTCTTCTTTTGTTATATAGTCTTCATAGAGATAGATGTCTTCTGTTAGTTTTGTTAATTTCATTACATTCCCTCACTTGGACCATTTTTATTTCCAGTCAGATCATCATACTCTGTTGGAATTCCGTCCTGCAAATATCTCATGTTTCTTGGATTGTCATGCTCTAGTCTTTTAAATTCTTTCTTCATCCAGTTTGCTGCACCCATTTGCTTTTGCTTTGCAAGCCAGTCGGGATGTCCGTCATAGGGATACATTACAAAGTTTCTAACAAAAAACTTTTCTCCACCATGAATAGTCTTTACTCCATGAAAATATGGTGCGTCTGAAGGAAAGACAAGGATGTCTCCCGCTTGTGGCTTATGATTAATCAGGTTTCCGTCTACAAAAAATTCAATGTCTCCACCTTGATAATCATCGTTTATATACATGGTGCAAGTAAGTTGAAATTTTGAACCAGGCATATCTCTTTCAGATATAATAAAATCAGTGTGATATTGCATTGTCATCTTGTTGTTCAATACATCTACTTGGTCTCTGTATTTAGAAAAAGAGCATCCGCTAAAATGCCATCCTGGCTGAAGCTCTATGTTGTGTCTTTGAATATAGTCGTTTAAAACTAAATCGTATGCTTTTTGTACTTGATCGGCAAAATCTTTTTCTTCAACAAACATTGCATCTTCAGAGACATCTTTTATCTCTGCAGGATCTTTGGCTTGAGAGTATGTTCCAAAATGAGCCCACGGATCCCATGATCTTAAATAATGCTTTCCTTCTGAAGTCTGTTCAGACTTTTTCATCGTTTCATAGAGCTTTTGTGGATCAGACAAAACATTTCGGTAAACGTCTACTTTTGGATATAATTCTACATACTCTAAATTGCTCATGGTTGTCTTTCTCCTGTGTGTCTCATAATCGTCCAAAAAAATGGAGATGTAAATCTATTGCCAGATTTTACTGGCCTAACTCCGTGTGTATAATACATATCGCCTGGGAAAAAATATGCTGCTCCTGCTTTAGGCTTGAACTCTATTCCATGTTGCGGGAAGTATAATTCTCCACCCTCATAGTCATCATTAAAATAAAATAGGCCTGCTAGGTCATAGTGGGGGAAATCATTCGCTCTTCCCTTTTCAATACCAGTATGAAATTCTTTATCTGCATGTGGCTCTTGTCTTGCTCCAACTGGCCATCTAACAATCGCTGGGCCAGTCTCTTTTGCATCAACTTCAAAGAATTTATCTACTTCAATTTTAAGTCTTGCAATCATGCTATTAATTAAATCAAGTATAGTTGGGTCTGACTCCATTAAAGAGAAGTAAGTGCATACACGATCTTTCCATATATTTGCATCATACAAAACAAGACCATCTTCATCTACGTGAGTTTCTGTGTGATCCCATATTTTATTATTCAAAGCAAATGTTATTAATCGCTCTCTTTCTTCTGGGGTTAAGAAATTTTCTAACTCTACTATGTTGTCAGAAGAATTGCCATAAAATCCAGAAGGAGTTATTGATTTTGGAGCGTGTAGCTTCATGTCTTCGTTTGCTGCCTTCATTTTAACCCTCATTCTCTATAATATATATTTTACCATTAATCATTTACTCTGAGCCACCCTTTAGTCTAATTGCTTTTACTTGATGCTCTCCCATTTTTTTCCCTTTATGGTCTGTGGCGTCTCTGTAAAAATTAGTCCATCTACCTTCCGCATTTGCCGCCATAACTGCTGCTGAGTAGGATTCTTCCAAAAACTCTGGCCTGCTTATTTCTCCTATTGGAGATAAAATCATTTCTGAATTTTGCATATCCTCTAAATCTATTGGCATTATAGATATGATAGGTGTATTGGCTTTTATTGTTATCTCTACATTAGGCCTAGTTATTCTCCAAGCCACTGGCAGGTCTCCCCTAAAAAATGATGTAGACAGAAGTGTTGTAAATGGAACAACACCATCTATAAACTGATTTGGGACTGGCATTGAAAGCAATGTCTGATTCTTTTCTGTTACAAACATTAAGCCCGTATTAAAACTAATTGTTGCATTTGCCCTACTAGTATAAACATATTTTTCACCAGCAAGCACCTTAACATGGTTTGGAGTAGAGTCACAAATTCCATCCCAAATAAAGGTAATGTCTTCAGGAAAAGATATTCCCCATCCTAATTGATTAGTTAATCCAACTGGGAAGCACTTGTATGCGTGAGACTCATAGGTCTCGTCCATCCAAGATCTTTTTGCATTTAATGGGGATACTTGAGCGTATCCTTCTCTAGTTTTGTATACCTTTATGTTTTTCACGTTCAACTCTTTCTGCTCTCATCTGCATAAACTCTTGGCAGTGGGCATGATCGTTATAGTCTAGCATTGTTACAATTGAATATTTTCTTCCTTCTGTAACTGGCTCAGCAACGTGAGAAAACAGGTACGTAGAAGGGAATATGTAAAGATCTCCAGCTTGTGGTTTAATAGAGATATCTAGCTTTGGAAAAGTTAGTTCTCCGCCAAGATAATCGTCATTTGGATATGCTACCAATGAGACTGTAGCGCTATATGAGAAACCATGATCTGCATGTTCTTTAAAGTGTTGTCCAGGTCCGTATTGAATGAAGTTCATAACTTCCCAGTAATTCATTCTAACATTATACTTGCCGCAATAATCTTCAACTGATGGGATCTGTGCTGCATACGCAGACTCCCATATTTCTGACAAAGCAAATTCTTGTATATTTTTAGGGCTTTTAATTTCTCCAATTTTAAAATCTTGGCAATCTCTGTAGTCTAACTTTGTTTCAGAATATCCTACTGTTGCGTCTGCCCATTTGTATGAGTCATTATTGGCTTCAATGAAATCTTTTGTTCTGTCCATTATAGACTGAGGCATTACATTTCTGTATACCCATAGTCCTGGAAATAGCATTTCTTTTGATGACCAGTTTGGTTTTATATCTGTAATCATTTACGCTCCTGTCTTGTTATAGTGTAACATATCGTCTGGCATGATGTCAATAATTAAATGGACTCTGTCTACTGTGCTATTATTGCTAGCTGCATGCTTCATCTGGTTATTAATTTCATACCACCCACCTTGTTCCATATTTATAGTATTATCCATTACTGTAAATGTAACATCTTTATTTGTAATTATTGGTACATGAACTCTTCTTGAGTAATGTAGCAGAGGCCCTCCGTCAACATGTGGCCTGATAGTTACATTGGCTGGCAGGTTTACCACTTCGCATCTTATTATTTTACCAGAATAATAAGCAGCAAGCTTTTCAAAAATTATATCTATTTCTATGTTTGCCTGATCATTAATAAACTTATTATGCTGGGTTACTTCTACCACATCCCCAGGTTTCCAGATAGCTTCATCCGTTAAGCATATCGGGAACATTTTTGTGTCTTTGTGGGTATAAAAAGTTTCCTGTCTTTTTGTGTAGGAATACCACTCTTCCTCAAAAGAGGATACTTCTTTTTTTATATTGTCTATGTTAAAATCGCCTAATTTTAAAATAGACCACTCGCTATTTTTTTTCAGTCTTTCGTACATATTCGTATATCTCACAATCTACTTCATTTAACTCTTTAATTCTTTTTAAATGGGATTCGTTAATTTCTACTTTAACTGATGGGGACTGGTTGGATTTATCTGAGTACTTAAACGCATTTATTCCAAATTGTTTTTTAACCTCTTCGTTAAAATCAAACTTAAACTTATCATAGTTTTCCATTGTATATATATTGATACCTGCTATAGATTCTTTAATCTTATCAATATCTAGGGAGTAATCTTCTAAGTGCCATATATTGTCTATATATGATTCTGAGCTTATTCCTATATAACTATTAAAAAGATTTACATCTGTTGAGCCAGTTAAAAATTTAGACTGTAGGTTGCCTTGTATTTCTGACTGCTCTTTATATAGCCATTGATCTAAGTTGTTTTCAGCCGACTCTTTTGATGTTATATAGCCAGTATTATATTTAAAATAGCTAACATATCTTTCTACTGGGTCTCTTAGTAAACAGAAAACTTTGGGAGAGTCCATGTATTTCAATGGCATTCTCCCAAAGTGTCCTATAACAAACTTACTTTTTTTAATATGCTCTATGTCAATTCGTGTTCGATTTGACGCAAAGTGAGGGATATCTTTAGCAATAAGGTCTGGGACCATATTGTTCCTTATGTATACTCCAGATGTTCTAGGTATATGAAGGTGATATATAGACATTAGTACATCTTTAGGTTGTGTACTACAATGTCTCCTGCAATTAAGACATCTACTGGTGAAGCGTCT